ACTCCAACTGACGCCCTTTTAAACTTCCCAGCGCCTTCTACGTCATAAACCCAAACAAACCCCGCCAAGCCGCCAGGTCTAGCCACGCAGGCTAGAATCGATTTGTTATAAAAGTACGCAATGAAATTTGCTAAGCTGTGCTTACTGACATTGGGCAGAGTCCTGCGTAAGCTGCCGTCCTTTTTCATCCTGAAATATAGCTGCACCAAGAAATCTTCAGGGAATAATTCTGTGACTACATTCCCCACGGTAGGCACTAAGAGCGCAGTTTCGCTCTGGTAGGCCCAAGTTTCTTCCTTCTGCATGACCGCTGAACTCATTTGCCGCTCCACCCTTGATTCGTCGCACCGCCACCTTGTTTTACGTAGAGCGTATTAGCTCCGCTAGGCCCTACGTTCAAATATAGACTGCCCACTGGGGCGGCAATAATGCCTTCTGGAAAACCAGAACCAACGATAATTTGTACGATATTTGGTGCTATTCCTAACGTGACTGAGGCAGCTACCACGGCCCCAGTCGCGGTAACGTCGCCGGTAGCATCAATATCCCCGTTGGTTGCTATAGAACCAGCAGTCAAAGCCCCAGAAACGGTCCCAGAGGCCGCCGTGACGGCTCCAGACACCGTAGCTGAGCCAGTGCTGAGCGTTCCCTTGCCCATGCCAAGAACAACGCCGTTTAGAATGGCTACTGGGCCGTTCAGGCCACCGAGACGGTTAACTTCGTTCACAAGCTCGCGGTTGCGCTTATTAATGTTTGTGCCGCGTGGGTCTTTAAGGTCTGTTTCGTTTAAGTTCTGATAGCTGACCGGCATTTAGTCTCCTACGGCTGCGTCGGCTCCGCTGGCTGGAACGGTAACGGTGCGTAGCCTTTATCTTTTGTGATTGGGTTGTATTCAATCCGGCTATCTGAGTAAAGCCTGAAATCGCTATTACTCGTTGCAATCCAGCGCCACACACGCGCCTTGGTAGCGGGAAAACGAACACGCCTAGATGACCTAGTTAGCGACTGTGGCAAGGTGAAAGTAAATTCCACTTGATTGTTCGGCGCAGATACAGCCGTGTTCGGACCTACATAAACATTGAACGTAATCCCGGCACGATCTTCCGCCATATATTCAATCCATGCCTGTTTAACTATTTTGTAGTCCGGGCCACTGAAATCCATGATATACGTGTCAGCAGATGTGCGTAATTCTGCTTCAACTTCAGCCCGGATATGAGCTTCGTAAACGGTTAGGGGTGCAGCAGCAGCGGAATTGATCGTACACTGGAGCAAAACCGACACATCAAGTGACAGATAGCCAGCCCCGGCATTTATTTGGAAATCGGCCTGTTGACGGCCAGTGAAATCAATTATTCCAAGTGTTAGATTGGTAGCGCCTTGGTCAAACGATAAAATCACCGTTATGGCATTCCCGCCAGGATCGATATCCAACGTAAATTCATTGAAGTTCTTGAAGTTCTTTGGAGTTCCTAAGTCCAAAGCAACGGTTTGCAGATCGAAATTTAGCGGGTTGTACTGTGCTACGCCCGTGGTATAGCCAAGAAGATCGTAATTTTGCGCTAGGCGGTCTTGATAAATCATTCCAGTGGCCGTACCAAAGACAAGCTTATAGGTATCTTCCTCGACCATCATAGCGTTGGCCGGAACGTCATCGTTTCTCCAGCGGTTATATATGCGGTGCCAGATTACCCGGTGCCGGTTGCCGTCAAGTCCGATGTAGGAAATGTAGATTTCGTTCTGGTAGTAGGACATCAAGGTTTGGCTAACCTGTGTCGGATTTACCGGCTGTACTGGCCTAGAAACATCGTCGTCTATAAATTGATCGGTAAAAATCCATTCAATCGGCTCACTTACATACCTAGATTCAGACCCTTGGAAGGCATAGATTCCGCCGTAGGACTGGTACCAAATTTCCCCTTCCGTGACTATCCAGCCAAAGTTGCAATTTAGTCCGTGCTGCGCGGCGGTTTTATAAGGAAGTGGCACGCTGCCAGTAACGGCAGCGGTTAACACGTTCCAAACAGTATTCTGCGTAAAAACATAAAGCTGCCCATTCCACTCCACGATGGCCATAATTGGATCGGACGGAACTCCGATTTCCAGCGTGTTTTCCAGTGGAAACGACTCCGGATTAAACCGGTCAGAGTAGTAAAGAATATTGGGATTGTTTGGATCACCGGCAATCCACGCCTGGTCAAAAGCAATAGCGGCAACACTGCATGGCTGTCCAGTGCGGGTAGTGGCCTGAACAATAGCCCCGACTGAGTGTTCGTACTGGAAATATCCCCTAATAGTGTTAGTACTCGTATTGATCGACTGGATTACCACGATCTCGGCCTCGGTGGTAAACGGGTCGATGGTAAGGTTCTGATAGACATACATATTGGCTGTCGAGTCAACCGTGATAGAAAATTCGCCTTCCCCGGTTACCGCTTCAGTTAGAGTTGTGGCGACGGGGACTGGCAGGGCAGACGTCACGGGCGGTGCAGTGTCATAATCCAAGATATTGTTGGCAGCAATATCTTCGTCGGACAAGATATCGACAACGAAAGTTGTCCCAATTGGGACTTGGGCTATCTGAAGCCACTGACCTTCCAGTGTGCCGCCACGTCGGTAAACGCGCGTGTGCGTTATTTGCGGATCGATAGGCGGTGGCGGCGTGACCGCATCGGGCCATTCCACAAGCACGGGCTGAGCAACCGGGTTGATGCCGGTAACCATCGTTACAGATGGCCCTGATTCGTCTCCTGTGTTCGCATTATAAAAAGTGATGCGATAATCGTACGCATATCCCACGCTGGAATCTGGGCCGGACCCACCAAACAGATAGAAACAGTTATATCCAACCGTCAAAGCATTTGTCTGAGAACCGTTGGTAGTTAGGATTTGCCAAGAATTTACATTGGCCCAAGTATGTCCTGGTAACCCAGCCTGTCCATTAGCAACAAATTGACTGATAGGAATCTGAACTTCTAACCAGGCCGTTCCACTAGGTGCTGGAGTCGTGGGATTGCCAGGCGCAGGTGGTGGTGCTGGCGGCGTTCCCGGTGGGCTGCCTGGAGGCGGTCCGATACCACCTGGAGTATTTGGATTCCTTGGAACGGTCGGAACAAAATCAGTAAACGAAGCAGAATAATAGGACTCTGTGAACGTTCCGTCTCCAACGTCGAATGCGATGGCGAATGTGCTTCCGTACTGCGCCGAAACCCTAACCCCCAAGTTGATATAGTCGGTGTTGTCCGTCGTTCCATCACCAAGATTACCCAAACCTCCGGGTACTGGTCCTTGAAGGGTACCTACCCCTGCGGCAGCGATGGTTCCTACCCAACCATCGTTTATGATCGTAGTTGTATCCGGGTGGTCCAAGGCAAAAAACGCGGTAAAGGTAGTTTCGGTCGTAGAGATAACAGCTACTTCTTCCGGGCCGCAAGTTAGCTGAATGTAAGGGATAATATTGTTCATGCTCGCCGGAGTAATGGTAAATATTCCTGGCGCTCCGGTGACCGTTGATGTCCCAAAGTTGGTACCTACGACCGCAATGCGACTGGTAGAGGTATAACCACTAACCACTGACGGTGCTGATTGGAAATCGAAAATATTCGAGATGGCAAAGCTGTCGAGCGCAGCGACACATGGCGCGGTGGGCGGAAAAATGCCCCACTGTTGCACCGTGCCTAGCTGGCCATTATCTTTGGTCATACAATTAGCGTCGGCAAAGAAAATATACGGCTGGGCACTTAGGTTGGGCCGATAGGGAGATGAGAAAAACCTGTTTCCACTCAGGACAAAACTGCCATTGATGGCAGAGTAAGCGCCGTTGGTATCTCCTGCGCGTCGATAAATACTCGTGCCAGCGCCAGCGTATCGATAAGTATTGTTTAGTCCTTTCAGGCGAGCTAATGTCTGCACTGATCCGGAAAGCGGAGTATTGGCGGTACCGGCCACCGTGATCGGTCCAAATCCAAGGCGAGAAGAAACGGAATTTTCTATACGAACTTCGGCATTATCGTGGTTCCAGAACGAATAGGCCGGGGCACGATCTATTGCATATCTAGCAACAAGGCCCTTATCTGAATAAATATATGGAAAGCTTTTGTAGGTATTGTTAGGCACTGGCACCTACTCCAATCTCATCCGGATGCTTTCCAGACTTCTTTCTGTTACAAGTTAAGTGTGTGAGCCGAAGGTTCGAGCGATTATCACTTCCTCCAGCACACCGTGGAATAAAGTGATCTATTTCTAGTGTTTGCGAGCCAATTACCATAGGAAGATTACACAAATAACAGACACCATTAGCTTCGCCGAACAATTCGGCTACGATATTTTCTCTTTTTGTTTTCTGGTAGTATCTAAGCCAAGCACGAATTTCTGGGCCGTAGCGCTCCCGGTAACGACGCTTTTGAGCCATAACTAGATCGTGTTTTTCGACGCTGTACCTTCTTCTATAGGCACGAATATGTTCTGCGTTTCTTTTCCGCCAAGAATTGGTTGCGGCCTTGCGTTTTTCTTTATTGGCTAGTCGATATTTACGTTGCCCTTCCAGAATCTCGTCCTTGTTTCTTAGGTTGTACTCCTGCCTATAAGATTTGACGTGCTCTTGATTTTTGGCATTCCACTCCCTGTGATAGGCCCGCTTCTTCGCGCCATGTTTCGCGTAGTACCGTTTGCTTGCTAGTCTCGAAGATTCAGATGTTTTGTAAGCGCGTTCTGCTTTCATGATTAAGCCTGTACTGGCATCGGCGAAAAGTCTTGATCGTGCGCAAAGCCTTGCTCCATATTAACGCCCAATGATGTCATTAATTTTTGAGCTAAAACCACTCCCAGGTCATACCTTTTCTGGAAATATATCGCCCTGTCTGGACTCCTAGTCTCACCATCTTTCGAAAAGCAACGCGCTAATACTCCGAAATCCATAAACTGCCTAAAAACATCAGGCACCAATAAGGTCGTCGTCAAGGTATTTCCTGTAACTGAACCACGATAGGAATACCATTGCTCCATGGAAAACGTTGCCGAGGGGATTGGATACACCCCAAAATTTCCAGTGTCCACACGGTCGCGGAACCATTGCTGCGGAATGCCCTGCGTTCCCTGCCAAGACGGATTAGAAAGGTCCAGGCTGGCTTGGGAAGTCTCATATAAATCCATCGTCACGCCGTTGCCGGTGGGGTTCGGATTGATGGCAATCCTTTCCATGCGGATACACCGTATCGGTTGGGGGTACACTTGCTGACCTACGGTCGTGTTTTGATTACTTACCGCATAAATTGGCCGAACCTTCAGAAGGAAATCGTTCTGTACTTCGGACAAGTACAAAATCATTTCGTTTTGATAGAACAGCGGCGCGTCCGTGTTTTGCCCACTTGAGAATGTCGCGCCGATCACCGGGTCGGTTGCCAAATGCGCGTTGGCAAATACCGCAGTGAGGGACGTTAACGTCGTGGACGTTACCGTAACTACCTCCACGCTCGCCCCAACACCCACGATTAGTAACGCTCCGGCATATATAGCAGTCATGCTGGCAGGTGTTACCGTAGCTGCCCCGGCTGGAATAGCCGTTCCGAGAGTTGTTGAAACTATTTTTTCCACTAACACGTAAGAGCAGTCTTCTAGGATAGTTTCGAAGGTTAGGCTCATTTTTTCTCAACCGGCGTAACTGTGGCTGTAGATCCAACGGTGCGCGTGAACTTAATTGAACCAGTACGGTAACTAAAGTTGCTCAGTTGCGTCATCTTGGCCAGGAAACGGTCGTATAATTTAGCCGAAGACTGGAACTCTTTACCGCCCTCTTTGGCCTGCAAGACGTGCGCCGCGTAATCGATGATGCCTTCCTGGAATTCCGGCTGATAATCTAGTGTCTCAAGGCCGGTGTAGGGCGTTACGGTCGGCACCGGCAGCGCCAGGTAGGTCAAGAAGGCCGTCACGTTGCCCTGTAGCTGCGGATGAATACAAAATTGAGTTAGCCCTACCGGGAACCAGTAGTCCGGAGTTGGCCCCACGTCACTTTCCCATCCCGGCAGCATGCGATCCATGTCCCAGAGCGATGTTTTGGTGAGCCATTGCGGCGCTTGGATACGCAATAACGCGATAGCAGCGGCAGGCAAACTAAAAAGGGAAGTATTGGCCGTTAAGGTGAAAGGTGTAATCTGAATAACTTCCGGCTCACCCGTAATCAGCGCCGCTTCATTGGCCGCGAAAACAATTGCTGGATACACCTCACCTTGAAGATTCCAAAAAACTGGGGCGCTAGGATTTTCCTCTAAACGGTTAAGGACCTCCGTAGCCAACTGCATCAAGGTGATAGGCATTCGACACTACTTTTTTCCATTTGTGGTTGACTTATACATAAATGCGCCGCCTGCCGCGTTCATTTCATCGTAGGTACAGGGCTTGCGCAGCGGGAAGGGGCCGGGGAAATCACCGGAAGCCTGGCTACGCGGACGCGAAGTACTGAGCCGGTCCATATTGGAATCAAATTCATGGTAAAACCTGTCCTGCTGTGGAACAGAGTTCTGACTTGGCGTCCCACGTGGTGCCTTTCTGTCATGAGCCATTTTCACGTCTCCTTTTACATCCACCGCTCTTTACTATCGATAAAACGACGATTTAATTTTTGATCTCTGTGCAAAAGTTAGCGGCATGGCTTTATTTTACGTTGTTCCTTGGAGGATCATTCCAGTTTTGGCTGTCCCAGTTATAGGCAACATTTTCAACCCCATACTTCGCTTCCAGTTTTCGAAGATGACGCAGCGACTCTACTTTAATCGGGTGCGGGCTATCACCAAGATTTTGTGTAACGTAAGGGAAATTAACCCCAAAAACCGGCTTATCCGGTCGCGGGCCGGGATCGCAGTCCTTGCAAAGCCACTTACCGGTTGCTCCCGCGTCGAATCTGGCTCTAAAAACTTCTTTTTCGCATCCATCGCAGATCATCTGCCCCCCCTTATCCAGGTACATCCTCGTGGGACTGGAACCAGTCCGACCCAAACTGAGTGAACGGATATTTGTCGTACTCCCACATAAGATCGCGCTGGTACAGATCGTTATCATTCATCTTGTTGCTTTGCAATTCGGCCTCGAACTGCTTGGTAAAGTACATGGCCGTCTGCGGGTCGTAATACTTGTTGGTCTTCCCTCGGAACAAGAGCGCGTGCGGGATCGATCCGTACATGATTACGTCACTGCGAACCGACAATGCCGGGAAATCTCCGTCATTTACCAAGTCCTGCGGCTGCGTAAAAGCCAGAAACGGAAACGACTGTTGAAACGTTGGCGCTGGATACAGTTCATATTGCGGCTGCCCGTCAGCCGATGGAGCGTAGTTGGCCACAATATATGTCCATCCCGTCGTGGTACGCCAGGTATCGTAAATATTCAGCACCTCCTGCGGAATATTCAGCTTCAACCGATAGCCTTGCTGTTGATTTACAACTGTATAAAGGCGCTTGATGTTCGCGCCGAAACTCACGATGTTGTTAAAAACCTGATACGATGTGCCGCTCTGTGATGGAGCGCCCCAAGCAAGATCGACTTGTAGCTGGTTAGGAGAAATAACGTTCGTAATGGTGTAAATCGGCGTCGAGAACCCGATACGGAACTGATATCCGACCATATCTGGCGTCCAATTCGTTCCTACACCGGTCACAATGTTGCTGTTGGTGGTGGTAGTGACTTGGCCAGTGGTATAAGCATTCGGAACGGTGATTTGACCCTTAAGCAGCGTGCCGTAAAAGTTACGGCTGTCGATAATTCGCCGGTAGGCATTCTGAATGATGCGTTTGGCTGCCTGTGGCGGAAGATCGGGCTGCCACATTAAAAGTTCCCCGACCATTTGTCGGAAATTTAATTGCGTCGATGTGGGTTGAGTTGTCGAAGTTACTTGTACAACCGTCATAGCTATACCCCAAACAATAGGTCGCTATTGTTTTCAAACATTAGCTTCAGGCCAATGAGTTCTGCTTGGTGATGGAGCGTTTGGTGTTGTTTTTGTGTTGTAACCATCAAATTGACTGGGCGATTATCGGTCTTGTCCCCGTTTCTGTGGTGAACCAACTCCCCGCTTTTCAGTTTTCTGCCAAGCATTTTTGTAGCAACCACTCGATGCTCTTCAATCCACACACCCTGCTCAGCCTTTATGTACACGTAACCACACCTGCCAAGATGTTTGGAGCCGATTGGTTTACCTGCTCTTTTGGCGCTCCTGTCTAGTAGCGAACATTTATAAGAGCAATACTTTTTCCTGCCCCTGTCCGCTTGAAGCATTGGCTCTTTACAGGTAAGGCAATATTTAATGCCCTTCCAACCAGCATGGTTGTATCCTACGTGGAATAATTTTGAGCAAGTGTAAGAACAGAATTTGCGAGTCATGTGGCATGGCGTAACGCTAAAAACTGTGCCGCACTTGGCGCATGATTTTTCTGTACGCTTTGCTCTTGGTACCATTTACCGTCTCCCGTTCTTGGTTCTGCTCTTCTTACCGCGACTCTAGGCTCCTATATAAAAGGCGGACGGACATCCGGTCGCCCAGAGATCACGTCCGCCTAGTTTCCCATCACGGTCATCACCTTCCGGTGAGGACTTCTTTTCGACCGTTAGTCGCTGGTCGAGATAATCAACATAGTGAATGTCGCTGTGATCGTTCCCGCGAATTCGTTAAGAGCATTTGTGCTTGCTGTGCCAGTTCCGAATAGCTGAACAAACCCGGTGGATGAGTTATATTGCACCACTACGGAGGTCGTAGTGGACGGTGGAGCTACGGCAATCATCTGCATCCCCGCGATGGCCTTAATCCCAAACGTCGAGCCGGAAACTGCAAAACCACCGGCAACGTAGGCGGTTGAAGAGAAAACCATGTTCCACTGGGTGACTCTATGTTTTCCCCACACGTCCAATGAATCGTTTACGTAAGTCCATGCTAACGATGCCATGATTTCTCCCTTAAAATATTGGCGAGCCGAGTTGCCCCGGCCCGCCAGTTAACTTAGGCTGGTCCAACGTCTTCTACCTGAATTTGACCGATAGATACGGAGCTTGCGATTGCGGTCAACGCCATGTAGTAGATTTTCTGGACTGGAGCCACGCCGCTGGCCACACGGGTTACTGTCAAAGCTGTGGCATTGCCGATAGCCTGATCGCCAGCAGCCATGGATGCCGCCGAAATCAGGTTTGCGCAGTAACCGGCAACACAAATGAAAGTCCAGTTACCGGTTAAGTTAGCCGAAGTGGTTGTGACGTTTAGAAGCGCACCAGCAATCCCGTTCAAGCCCAGCAGCCCTTCTGTTTCCGTTGGAGTGACAACGGTAAACGTGTTGTCCTTCCAATACACAGGAGGAAGCTGTCCGGTCGTAAACGTGACAGCCGCCGTTGGGTTGTAACGCACGTACCGAAGCTTCATCCAGTATGGTTGAGATACCGAAGATGCCTGGTAGGTGTAATATACGGCGCGCCCTGGCTGTAACCGTGCCCCGTTGGGGTATGGATACCCGGTGAATGGCGGCGTAGCCGAATAGACGTCGTTAACGGTGAACGGATTACCGGTGTACATCTCATAAGTTGGAACTAGCGGTGACATTGATCCCATGTTATTTCCCCCCTCAGCCAGTAATTCCGTTGATTTGGCCCATCAAACGTGGTGCCACGTTCAATAGGTTGCCAGCAAACAAATACTGGCCCGCTACGTCGTCGGTGTTCTGCGCTTCCTTCCAACCAGTAAATCCGAACTGGTATTTCGCAAGAGTTGAAATCCAGAACTGGATGTACTTGGTGTTTAGGAGCCACATCACACCGGTTGGTGCGTACTGATCGACCACCACCGAAGAGCCGTTGTAACGGATGGACTGGAACCCGATCTTGCCGACGTCGGTGTCCTGTTCCATGAAGCGCTGTTGCGGCTGGGTTTT